GGTTCAGTAGATAGTACCGGTTCATTCTTAACACCATTTATAACAACTATTGGATTATACGATGATAATTGTGATTTAGTAGCTGTTGCTAAACTTCCACAACCAATTAAATCAGAACCTGATTTTCCTGTAAACTTTATTGTACGATTTGATACATAATCTATATTTATTAATAAACAAACAAAAATATGTCAAAGATTTTAGAATTATATAAAGCAGCTCAAAAGAGTTTAGGATTAGATAAAATATCTAAAGAAGCTGGTATTAAAAGACAAACTCCGTATACTACCGATGATTTAAAAAAGGTAGATGAACAAGTATTAACAGCCGCAAAATACAAAACTGGCAGAGGTGGTGAAGTAACATCCGCTCCAAAGTATTCTGATAAAATGAAGGCTAAATAAAAAACATTTAATGGCTAAAAAAGTTACAAAGAGTTCTAGCAAATGGGTTGCTAGAAAATACGGATTTAAATCTGGTCTTGAAGAGAATATCTCTGTACAAATTGAAAGTAAAGGAATTGAGGTAAAATACGAATCCGAAAAAATTCCATATATTATACCCGCATCCGAGCATCACTATCATCCTGATTTTAAATTACCAAATGGTATTTTCGTAGAAACAAAAGGTAGGTTTGTTGCCGCTGATAGGAAAAAACACCTGTTAGTTAAGGCTCAAAACCCTACACTTGATATTCGTTTCGTATTCTCCAATTCAAAGAATAAAATCACAAAAACATCAAAAACCACATATGGGGATTGGTGTGATAAGAACGGATACACATATTCTGACAAAATAATACCAGATTCTTGGTTCGAGGAGTAAAATAGTTCCCAAATTATTTGGAAATATCAAATATTGTTCATATATTTGTATTGTGTTGAATAGTACTGACAAATCCAAAGTTATTACAACGCTTTCCAATGCGTTGGGTAATTACTCCAATCTAAAGGGTAATGAACTTGCATTCCACTGTCCATTTTGTAATCACCATAAACAAAAACTCCAAGTCAATACCGAAACTCAAAAGTGGCATTGTTGGACTTGTAATAGTGGTGGTAAGAAATTAACCTCATTATTAAAGAGGTTGGATGTGGATAGGAAAACAATCTCAATCATTAGAGAAATATATGGAGATAGCAATTATAACCCACTTTTAGAGGATGCGGATACAAAAGTATATATTTCCTTACCAAAAGAATTTAAATCGCTTAATGAAGTTCCTAAAGGGTTTAATCCCGAATATAAACATGCTATATTCTATCTTACACAAAGAGGAATTGGTATGAAGGAAATTATCAAATATAATATTGGATATTGTACGGAAGGTTTGTATGCAAAAAGAGTTATTATACCATCATATTTATCAGATGGACAATTGAACTATTTTGTTTCTCGTTCTTATTATCCAGAAGAGAAGATGAAATATAAAAATCCTCCAATCAGTAAAAATGTAATTTGCTTAGAATCGCAAATCAATTGGAATGAACCGATTATATTATGTGAGGGAGTATTTGATGCAATTACAATTAGAAGAAACGCAATTCCACTCTTAGGTAAGTTTCCATCCAAAACATTAGTTGAGAAAATCTTTATGAGTGGCGTTAGTGATATCATTATCTCATTAGATAGTGATGCAATAAATGAAGCATTAAAAGCAGCAGAATATTTTAGAAAACAGGGAATAAATGTAAAAATGATGTATATGAAAGATAAAGATGCATCTGAAATTGGATATGATAAATTTTATGAAGAACTAAAGAAAACTAAAGAGTTTTCATCCAATGAATTATTATTAAATAAGATTATGAGTTTATGAGTAGATTAAAAAAGATTTACCACATTGCCGATGTACACATCCGTAATGTAAAAAGACACAATGAGTATAGACAAGTGTTTGAAAAAATGTTTGATGAGATTCGTAAAAGAGGTACGGAAGATTCAATCATTTATTTAGCAGGGGATATTGCCCATGCTAAATTAGAATTATCTCCTGAATTAGTTAGAGAGATAAGTTGGTTATTTACAGAATGTTCCAAATTATGTGAAACAATCCTTATTACAGGTAATCACGATTGTAATATGAACAACTCTGATAGATTGGATGTATTAACTCCAATTGTAGAGGCATTAAATCTTCCAAACTTTATATATCTAAGAGATACGCAAGTTTATGGAATTGGTGGAGTTGATTTTGCAGTATTTAGTATTTTTGATAACAAAGATAATTGGCCTAAAGCAGAAACTTTATCAGGTAATAAAAAGATTGCATTATTCCACGGCCCGGTTGATAATTCTCAAACGGATATTGGGTATGTAGTATCTTCTCGTCATTTTACAACTGATATGTTTGATGGTTATGATTTAGCCTTATTAGGTGATATTCATAAACGACAGGAGATGATTTCTCCAAAAGGATGTAAGATAGTTTATGCCGGTTCATTAGTTCAACAAAACTTTGGTGAAACTTTGGATAAGCACGGATTCCTTGTTTGGGATTTGGATACAATGACTTATGAGGAGGTTGATATTCATAATGATTATGGGTATTATACTATGGATATTGATAATGGTAAAGTTCCTATCGTATCAGATATGCCAAACAAACCTCGTTTAAGAGTTCGTTTATCTAATACCGATTCTGCTGATACTAAAAGAGTAATGGCTGAAATTAAGATGAGATATGGTGTTGAGGATTTTACAGTTATCAGAACCGATTCTCTTTCTAAATCAAAAACAGGTAATAGATTAAATAAATTAGACTTCGAAGATATTTCGGATATCAATTATCAAAACTCACTTATAAATGAGTATATTGAAAGGATGATGCCGTTTGTGGCTAAAGAAGATATTGAAAAATTAGAAGGAATTAATAGAGATATAAATAGTAGAATTGTAAATGAAGATGTACAAAGAAATATCCAATGGAAACCAATTAAGTTTGAGTTTTCAAATATGTTTAGTTATGGAGAGAATAACAAAATTGATTTCACAAAGTTAGGTGGATTAATGGGATTATTTGCACCAAACGCAACAGGTAAATCTTCTCTATTTGATGCAATATCATTTTGTTTATACGATAAGAGTAGTAGAGCTTATAAAGCTCAAAATATTTTAAATAATCGTAAATCAGATTTCATTTGTCACCTTCATTTCCAAATAGATGGATTAGATTACCACATTGAAAGAACTGCAAAGACGATTAACAAAGGAAAGAATGTTAAAGTTGATGTACAATTTTGGAGACAAGATGGTGATGATAGGACTTCCCTAAATGGAACGGAGAGAAGGGATACAAATCAGATTATTGAACAATATGTTGGTACATATGAAGATTTCGTATTAACTGCATTATCTTTACAAGGTAACAATGCTCTATTCATCGATAAATCACAATCAGAAAGAAAAGATTTGTTAGCACAATTTATGGGGTTGAATGTATTCGATAAATTATATGAAACTGCAACCGAAGATATCAAAGAGGTATCAGTCCTAATTAAGAACTTTAAGAAAACCGATTTTACAACTGAATTAGCTGATAATGCAAATGAGTTAAAAGATGAAAAAGTTAAATTAAAGAATTTAGAAAAAGAATTAGGTAGATTGAATACTGATTCAACCGATTTGGCTGATAGGATTGTTGGATTGAGTAGAGAATTAACTCCTATCGATGGTAACCTAAATTTAGAATCCCTAACAAAGCAAGAAGGTGAATTGGGCAGAGATATTTTGCATATTCTTTCAGAAAAGAAATTAAAAGGAATTAAGATAGAAGAATATGTTAATTTAATAGCAGAAGTTTCTCAATCAATTGAAGAAAATAAAACTATTAATGATTTACCTATTGAAGAAGCTAAGAGTGAGTGGGATTTATTAAAAGACCAAATAAACGATACACTACATCAAATAGAATTGTTAGAAAAGGGTATTGAGCATAATAAAGAGAAGCTTGCGCATTTAGAACAACATGAGTATGACCCTAATTGTAACTTTTGTATGAATAATGTATTCGTAAAGGATGCAATTGAAACTCAAAAGAAAGTAGAAGAGCAGGGTAATCAATTAGAAACTCTAAATATTTTACATGGAGCCCTAATTAATCAAGCTGGTAAGATTGCAGATGTAGAAGAACAATGGGAAACATTGAGTGAGTTAAAATCCAAATATCAAAAAGCAATTGTTATTAAAGAAAAAGCAGAAGCTGAATCTTTGGGGTTTGATACTAAGAATGAATTATTAGAACACCAATTACAATCAGTAAAAGATAATATTCAAAAATATCACGATAATGAAGAAACTATTAAGCGTAATGCACAAATAGAAGGAGTTATCGCTGGGTTACAAAGAACCAAAAGTGAGATTGAATTAGAAATCAAAAATATTACAAAGGATATAGCTAATGTAAATGGCGCTATTTCTTCCATATCTTCGTTTATAGAGGGGATAAAGGTTAAGATGAGTGATGTTAAGGAGTTAGAAGAAAAGAACCGCCTATACACCTATTATTTAGATGCAGTTAAGAGAGATGGTATCCCTTATGAGTTAATTTCTAAAGCCCTACCTGTAATTGAAAATGAAGTGAATAATATACTTTCACAAGTTGTAGATTTTAGTGTAGTAATGGATGTGGATGGTAAATCAATAAATGCAAAAATCGTTTACGATGACCAGCAATGGCCATTGGAAAT